GCAGCATGATACCGCCGATGTGCAGCGCCTGCGGCGCGTAGGACACGGCGGGCATGCTCACGTCCTGCACCAGCTCGGCCCCGTCGCGCGTGATGAGCGCGGCGCCTTTCAGCGGCGTGAGGGTGGTTTGCTTGTAGTCTTGCGCGGCGTCCCAGATGGTGGCGGTGACCACGTTGAACATCTGGTCGCGCGCCTTGTGCGTGGTGATCTGCACCGGGCTCTGATTTTCTGCGCCGTCGGCGCCGCGCGTGACCACGGCCAGGTCGGCATCGGTGAGCGTGGCCACGCTGGCGGTGTAGCCTCCCGCGCGAAGGTAGAACTCGCCGGCCGCATAAGCCCACTGCCCGGCCATGGCCTGCGCCAGGTCGTCGAGCGCATCGCGTGCCGACGTGCCAAACGGCAGCACGATGGCGGCCTTGTAAAGCGCGCGCGCCGCCTGGGCCACGCCGTCGACGGTGTAGACGGTGGAGGCGTCGCACACGTTGGCCGCCACCCAGATGCGCGTGTCTTCCGCCGCCGTGATCGACGTGCGCTTGCCAAACTGCGGGTGCGTGATGATGTGGCGGGCCAGCAGGGCGGGGTTTTCGCTCCATGCGGTGGTGGCGGTGCGCGGGTCGTATACCTTGGCGCCCCGGATCACCGCCGTGACGTTGGGCAGGCCGCTGGGGAAGGCGGTTTCGTCGAACGTGAACTCGCACACCAGGTAGGCCACGCCGCGCGCCCGGTGGGCACTGGTCCACAGCGTCGGGAACAGGCTGATCAGCGTGGCGTCGGCCGTCTGGCTGCTGGTGCCCAGGTAGCTGCGGATCCTGACCTTGCTGACCGCGGCGTTGTATTGGTAGCTGACGGTGCCGCCCAGCGCGTCGCCAATGCTCACCGTGCTGCCCACCAGCGTGTGCGCCACCCGGATGGTGTTGTATTGCCCGCCGAGCGCATCCCAGGCATCGCCGGGGCGCGTGACCACCACGCTGGCGGCCTCGGGCACATGCGCCAGCACGATGGAGCTGCCGGAGAACGTCTCTTGCGCGTTCTCCAGCTTGGCCATCCTGTACGGCTCTTCCTGCACGTAGCCGGAGCCGTCCAGCGTGACGGGCACGTCGGTGAGATAGATCGTCTCCACCGCGTCGATCTCGTGCGCGGCCAGCGCCAGGCACATGACGAAGGTGTCGTTGTTGGTGCCGGTGGCGCCCTTGAAGAACACCGCGCCGCCCTTGCGCACCCGGCCCAGCACCAGCTCGCGCCCGGCCACCGAGCTGGCCACGTTGACCATGCGGTCCACCTGCGAGGCGTTGAACGCGGCACGCGCCGCGCGGGCGGCCTTGCTCTTCTGGCTGGAGCTGTACGCCAGCCCGCCGCAGGATGACGGCGGTGGCGATCTCGGCCGCGTAGAACATGACGGCAGCGCCCGCCAGGCCGGCCCCGGCGCCCAGCATCCAGGCGCCCAGCGCGGAAATGCCCGCTGCGATGAATGCCGGCATTACGCCACCCTCCACGCCGCGAGGATGTGCGGCGAGGCAATGGCCAACAGGCCGCGCGGGCCGGTCACGATGGCGGTCTCGCCGTTGCACAGCGCCACCACTTCGCGGTCTTCATTGCGCAGCAGCAGCACGTCCCCCACGGTGCAAAACGCCGGATCGCAGGGCTCGCCCAGCACGCTGGATACGGCGCCTTTCAGCCCGCCCAGCTCCTGCGTCAGGGCCAGCGCCTCGAAGGCGCTCTGATACCGCTGGCGCAGCGTGCCCATCACATCCACGCCGGTGATGGCCAGCACCGCATCGGCGCAAAAGGTGCAGCAGTCGTGCACGCCCCACACAAAGGGCCAGTCGGCGCGCGCGCGCAACAGGGCATCCAGGCGCTCGGGCCAGTCGCGCAGGCGCGGCAAGGTGTCAACGGGCGTGGCGAGGGTCATTTCTGGAAATACTCTTTGGAGGGCCACACGATGGGCTTGTTGGCCTGGTCGACCACGTACTCGAAGGCCCGGTCTCCGGCGTACAGGCTTTGCTGGTCGCCGTCGCTGTAGGTCATGGCGGAGCCGCGCAGCAGATCCACGGCGGTGCTCTCGGCGGTGGCGGTGACGGTGCAGGTGTCGCCGTCTTCACTGACGCTCATCACGTCGCCGCGGCCGGTCCACTCGACGGGCGCCTCGGTCACTGCGTAATTGGCGTCCAGGATGGCGGTGCGGATGGTGATGGGCGTGCCCTGCCACACGTCGCCGCCGTCCAGCGCCAGGCTGATGGACGCGGCCGACACGCCCGACAGGGTGAACTGCAGGCCCTTGATCTCGCCGGGGCCGTCGGTCACGGCGCTGATGGTGCCCAGGCCGTAGGCGCCCCGGTAGGTGACGCCGTCATAAACGATGTCCCAGGTGGAGGTGTTCAGCGCCACCGGCGCGGCAAAGCCCAGGTAGACCAGCTGCACGATGGGCACCGCGGCCTGGCTGAGCGCGGTGATGGTGCCGGCAGCCAGCGTCTTCATGCCACCACCTCGGCAAAGTCCAGCGAGACGGCATCGCTCATGCCGGGCAGGTATTGCACGGCGGGGTTGCCCACCAGGCGGAAGGTGGCGGTGGGCTTGGTGAGCGTGACGGCGCCGGAGACGGCGGTGCGCAGGCGGTTGACGATGGGCACGCTGGTGCCGCTGCCCACGGTGACATCGGAGGCCACCTGCAGCAGCAGGCCGCTGATGCCCAGCATGTCGCCGGCCTTGAGGGTGCCGCTGCCGGTGAGCACCACCGCATCGGCGCCCTGCGCCACGGTGGCGCATGTGGCGCTGGCCAGGGTGCCGCGCACGGTGGGGCGGGCAAAGTGCCACAGCGCCACGGTGTTGGTCTGCCCGCGCAGGGCGGCAATGAAGGCCTCGGCCTTGGCGCCCCAGTCGAAGCCGGCGCGCTGGGTGAGGGTGAGACTGAGCATCCAGCGGTCGTTCAGCAAGTCCACCGTCTGCTCCGATCCGCCGAACGGCGAAGCGTACACACGCTGCACGGTCTGCAGGCGAAGCGATGCCGTCTTGGGCACCAGCGAGGCGGGCCATGTGATCGTGCTCATGCCCAGGCCCCGCCCATGCGCTGGCCGCGCGACAGCTCACCGATGATCTGCGCGCGCACGGCCTTCATGCCCTGCACCACATCGCTCTGGCTGGCAATGCTGCCGATGGTGTTGTGGATCACGATGTTGACCGCCTGCGCGCCGCCCTTCATGGTGACGGGGATCGAGCGCCCGTCTGGCAGCGGCACGAAGGCCTCGGGCGTGCTGCCCTCGCCATACATGGCCAGCTGCGGGCTGGACGCCACGCCGCCCGACGCATAGGCGCGCAGGGGCAGAGGGCCGCGCCCCGTCATCACGCCGCCATCGGCAAAGCCGAACAGCTTGCTCAGGCTGAACCCGCTGAACGCGCCGGTGAGGGCGTTGCCAATGGGCTCGGTGATGGTCTTGCGAACGGTGATCTTCAGGATGTCTTGCCCCAGCCCCTGGATGACCGAGCGCAGGCCGTTGCCGTTGACGATGGCGTCCTCCAGGCTGCTGCTGAAGGTGGCGCCCAGGCTGGCGAAGTCGCTTTCGACCTCTTTCACGTCACCGCCCAGGTTGCCCAGCATGGCGCTGGCCGCCTCGCCGTACAGCTGCATGGCGGCCATGGACTCTGGATTGCCGAAGGCGCCGGTCTGGAAACCCTCGGCCAGCTTCATCATGTCGGCGCGCTGCTTTTCCAGCTTGGCGGTCGGCGTGCCGGCAATGGCGCTGGCGAAGAACTCGTTTTCCTTGTTCACCGCGTCGCCCGCCGCCGTGACTGCGGCGCGCTTGATCTTGAGCAGCTCGGCCAGCTCTTTCTCCTGATCGATGCGCTGGGCCATGCCCAGCACCAGCTCCCTCACCTGCGCCACCTCGCCGGTGGTGCCGATGGTGGTGAGGAAGATGCGGGCTTTTTCGACTTCGGAGAGTTCGAGCGTTTTTTCGGTGGCCGACTCCAACTGATTGACGTAGCGGGCCAGGGCCTGCGCGTTTTCGTCGATTTTGGTGGCGGCTGCCTTGCTGCCGCCGCTGCCGCCACCGGAGGCGCCGTCAAACGTCAGCTTGCCTTTTTTGCCGCCGGTCAGCGCCTGCGTCTGCGTGCCGATCTCGGCCAGACGCTTTTGCAGCTTGTCGGAAAACAGGCCACGGTTCAGCGTGGCGTCCACGTCGGAGCCAAGCTCGGCCATGATGGACTTGGCCATGCGGAACTCGCCCGACGCCACCGCAGCACCGGCCGCCCCAATGGCGCCAATCGACTTGCCGATGATCGACACCACCCGGTACACCCCGTCTGCCGCGTCCACCACGAAGCCCAGCGCGCCGACGGCGCCTTTGGCGAACTCGCGCACGCCGTCGTTGGCCTTGAGGCTGGTGGCGCCATCGCGCACGTCCATCATGTCCTTGGCGGTATCGGTCAGGGCGTCCTGGAATGCCGTCAGCGCCGGGATCGCCTCGGTGGCAAGCGCCTGGGCGTAGATCGACAGCTTGGCGCGGGATCGGGCCTGGCTGTCGGCGTAGGCATCGGCCTGCTCGATCATCTCTTTCGTCAGGATGACCTGCCGGCCTCCCTCAGTGGCCAGCTCTTTCAGGAAGGGCATCAGCTTGGCCCCGCCCTTGGCCAGGGCTTCCATGACGGCGGTCTTGCCGGTGCCGTCGTCGAACTTGTCCAAAGCCTTGGCGATGCGCTCCATCTGATCGGCGGGGTCGGCGGCCTTCAGGTCTTCGATGTCGAGGCCCAGGGCTTTCAGCGCGGCGCCGGCTTTGGTGGATTCGTCATCCACGCCGGTCAGGTTCTTGGTGAGGCGGATGGCGAAGCCCGAGACCTCTTCCATCGAAGTGCCGCCGACAGACGCCGACACGGAGAGAGATGCCAGGCCCTCCGCGCTGGCGCCTACCTGCTCGGCCAGGTCTTGAAAGCTGCCGGCCGACTTGACCAGGCGGTCAAACCCGACGGCAGCGGCGGTGGCGCCTGATGCAATCGCGGTGAACCCTGCGACGGTGACCGTGGCAAAGGTGGAGCCCAGATCGGCCGCGCGCTTGAGGTCTTTTTCAAATGTCGCGGTCTTTGCCGTGATGTCAATCGACAGTGATGCCAGGCTCATTTTGATTCTCGGTTGGCTTGTAAGCGCGGATCACCTGCAGCCGCGCAATGAGAGATTCAGGGTCGTGGATGCCGAGCATCTCAACGACGATGGGCAGGCCGGCCCAGTCGATGCCGCCCATGCCGTTGGCCAGCAGCCGCCAGGCCCGGATCGCCATGGAGTGCGCCGGCTCTGGCGCGGGGGCCGCTTCGCCCTCGTACTGCAGGCCGGATTGCCAGTCCAGCAGGGCTAGGAGTTTTTTGTGTCGGCGTCCAGGGCTTCGCGGTGCTTGACGATGGCCTCCAGGATGGCCGTGGCCACCGCTTGCAGCCACGCCAGCTTGTCGGCCACCACCACGGACCACAGCGCGGGCGCGAAGGCGGCCGGGTCGCTGCTGCCGGCGGGGCCTACCAGGTCGGCCTCGGTGATGCCTTCCCAGCCCACGGTGTAGGCCTCCACGTGGCGCAGCTCGGCTTTCAGGGTGTAGCCGCCGTCTTCTGTTTTGACCAGGAAGTCGGGCATGGCCGACTCGGGCGGGCGGGTGATCTGCACCCGCTTTTCCGCCCGGCCGTCCTTGGCCGGCTCCAGCACCACCCAGCTCAGCCGCTGGGCGCGCATGGCGGCGATCAGTCGTTCGGCTGGGGTCATGCGACCAGCATCCCGACCTTGCCGCGCACCGCGAAGGTGAGCGAGCCGGTGGCCTTCTGGCCGACGGACAGCGATTCACCCGGCAGCGAGGGCATTCCACGGAAGATGCGGCGCTCGCCGTTGCTCAGGGTGATGCGCACCACCACATAGGACACGTTCAGCGCGGCGGCGCGGATGAGCAGCGCGGCGGCAGACTGCGGATCGCTGAAGCCTTCGATGGTGACGGTCTGAGAGGCCAGCAGGCCGATCTCGGACTGCTTAAGCCGGTCGAGCAGGGTGGTGGTGTCGATCTGGTCTGCAGCTGCGTCACCGATGCTGTAGCTGGTGGCGGTGGACAGCGTGCTCCAGGTGAGCACCGGGGTGAAGGTGCCGCTGGTGAAGGTGCCGTATGAGGTGGTGTTCTCGGCCTGCAGCTCGAAGGTGCTGGTGGCCTGATTCGCCACGGTAAAGGCGCCGCCGGCCAGCTCGTTCATGCCTTCCGTGGTGTCGCTGAAGTAGCCGATGGTGCCGTTGGCCATGCCGTGGCCGGTGGACGATGCCACGCCGGGGTTTGCCTTGGTGACGGCGGAGACCGTCTTGGCGGTGTCATAGGTTGCCGCGATTTCCACGCGGACGTTGCGGCCGGTTTGAGTGCTCATGATTTGCCTTTCAGGGAACGAAAAAAACCCACTCGTGGCGGGCAACGGGGGAACAAAAAAGCCCGCACGATGCGGGCTTGCGGAACAGGGGCGGATCAGCGGGCGGTCAGTTCCACCAATCACACGTCAACAGGGCGGCCTCCAGGTCGAGCTCGGAATCGAACCCGGCCACCGGGCCGGTGCAATATTGGTGCTGTGCATCGAGCGCGGCCATCACGGCGGCGGCCAGGGCATCGGCAGCGGCGCGGGTGGAGGCCCAGCACTGGATCTCGAACACCGTGCGCGTGCCGTGGATCGTGCCGTCCAGCGAGCGCTGGGGCTCTGCGGTGCCGGTGTAGACGATGAATGGCGTGGCGGCGGCCTGCTCCATGCGGTCGGCGCTGATGCGCGTGCTGCACAGCGCAGTGACGGCGCTGGTGGCCAGCAGCAGGGCCTGCAGGTCGGTGGCGGCGCTCATGGGATGGCCTTTCCGGCGGCATCAGTCTCATTGATCCACTTGGCGATGCGTTGCTCGAAGATGCCCAGCGCCTTTGGCAGCGCGCTGATGGACTTCTGCAGGAACGGGCGGGCGGCCATTTTCTTGGTGCCGAACTCCAGCCAGCGCCAGTAAAACGGGTCGTTCGGGTTCTTGGCGCCGCGGGCGCCGGCCTTGGCAGGGCGCACGTTGACGAACACACCCACGTCACCGGCCTTGCGGTCGGCCTTGCTGGTGCGCACGCGGATGGCGTCGCGCACAGTGCCGGCCTTGCGGTAGGGTGCTTTCATGGACGTGCCCAGGTTGAGCACCGGAGCGTTGCGCTTGGCCACGTCGCGCACTTCGCGGGCGCCTGCCGCCAGGGCGTTGCGCAGCACACGCTTGCGCAGGGCCTTGGGCACGTCGGCCAGCTTGCGCTTGAGTTCATCAAGGCCCTTGACCTGGACGGTATCAGCGGCCATCTTTCACCCCTTGCAGACACAGGATTTCGACCCACTCGCGCCCGATGGGCAGCACGCCGGTGATGTCGTGCGCGCGGCCCTGCCACACCAGGCGCCAGGTGGGCAGCACATCGGTGCGGTAGCGCACCAGCACCTTCACGGTCTGTTCCTGCTGCACCTGGGCGGCGGCAAAGAATTCGCGCCCGCTCACCGGCCGCACCCGCGCCCACACGGTGGCCACGTCGGTCCAGGTGATGGTGGCCTGGCCATAGGCGTCCTGTGCAGTGCTGCGGCTTTGCAGGGTGACGCGCTCGGTCAGCTCGCCGGGGTCGACCACATAGGCGGCCATGATCACAGGCTCCAGATGCGGTAGCGGTCGAGCAGCGCATCAACGAAGTCGTGCCGCACGGCTGGGCGCTCCCCGCTGGCGGTGCGGCGCTCGTACATGTCGCCGATGGCCAGCAGCATCCATTGCCGGATGGCGGCCGGCACGGCGGCCTGTGCGACGCTGGCTGTTGCGCTGGTGCTGTATCCGGCACGGTAGCGCACGCGCACGGCGGCGACGCTGCCTTGCGTGGCGGGCCATTTCCCAGCGGAGTAGGACGGCACCAGTTGGGCGGGCTCACGGGCGGCATCCAGCGTGTAAAGCGTGTTCGAGAGCGTGATCGTGGCGCCGTCCGCGTCGGTGTAGGTGACGCTGGTCACGTCCACCACGGGCGGCATTTCCAGCACAATGGCGGCCAGCGGGTTGGTGTCGGTGGCCACCGGGAAGGCGTCAAGCGTCTGCTCGAGCGTCTGCAGCATCAGGGCGCGCTGGGTGCGGTGCTCTGCGGCCTGGCGGGCGACGGCGATAAGGGTGGTGATCAGCGCGTCGTTGCTCGCGTCGGACAAGTCCTCATGCAGGTGCGTCTTGACTTCGGCCAGCGTGAGCGGCTCGACGGTCGGTTCGGTGACGATGCGGGTGCTCATTGATTCATCCTTTTTTTGCCATCCGCACATTGTTCGCCGCGATCACCAGCAGCGCCACGGCCAGCGCGGCGATCAGCCACGCCCACTCGTCGGATCGTTCGATGAAGATCCACGCCGCCAGGGCCAGCTTGGGCAGGCCCCAGAACTTTCCAAACACGGCCATCAGCTTGGCGGCCACCGGGTTGCCCTCGGACAGGCCTTTGCGCAGCGCGTATTCCGTGCTGGCAATGTCGGACAAGGTGGCGACAATCAGCAGCGTGGCGGCGAGGGTGGCGGGGGTCATGGAAGCGGCACCTGCACCATCTGCAACCCCAGCCGCGCCATCGCCTCGAACGGCGGCTGGTCGCTCACATCAACCGACGCATACAGCGCGGTGATCTTGGTCTTCGTTGTGCTGAGTCCAGCCTTGGTCGCCAGCGCAGGCACGGCATCAGGCATACCCGGTGCCGTGGTCACGACGGTCTTTCCGTCTTTGTCGGTCGTGACCGTCTTGCACGGCAGCAGCGCGGCCATGTCATGGCTGATGGGGCCGGACGAAATGTAGTGCGTGGCCGGGGCCTTGCCCGTGGCAGACAGTCCGGTCGTGAACATGCCGTCGCCTGCGACGCCTGCGAGTCCCTTGCACAGGGCGCGTGCGTTGGGCTGCACGGACGCGGGGATGATGATGGTGCGAGACTTGATCATGGCAGTGTCACTCCGTAATAGTCAGCGAGGTACTGCCGCGCCGCGTCCTTGTCTTCTGTGCTGGCGGTGCTGGGGTACAGGAGGATGTCGCCGCGTGGGCCGTTGAGCCGGTACGAGACAAGGCTGGAGACTTCCAAGGCAGTCCACGTTGACAGGTCAAGCCCACGCGCCTCAAGGATGTGCCAATCGCCCGCAGTCAGAGCCGTGAACAGCGCCCCGCGTGTCGCCGTGCAGGCAACGCCGTCAACGTAGTAGGTCGGCGTGCCTGCGCTCACATCCGGACGGTTTGTGTCCCCAGACTCCCACTCAAAGAAACCCCGCGAGCCTGTGTCGGAAATTAGATAGGTTGCCGCCGCCGAATCCCGCCGCACCACGATCATGCAGTCCATGCCGTTGATCAGCGTGCCAGCGGCGAATGCTGCCGTCGCCATGCCATCGTCCACGCCGTCGTAAAGCTGGAAGACCGGGTATCCCGCCGAGTCATACGTATTGCCCGGCCCCAGCGTCTGCCCGTCATAAGCCGACAGCAATGGCCGCGCCGCAGAGGTGCTCTGGAGCATGTGGAGGCCGGGGACTTCTTTGACTGTCGCGGGTCCAACAGTTACATCGAAGGGAACGTCTGTCGATGCGCCATTCCAAGCGTAAATTGTCAGCGAAAGAGTGGTAGATATAGCGACCACATGAACCGTCTCCGTACCGTTTATTGAGCCAATATTTGCCGCTGAACTGCCTGATGCGTAAAACCCAATTCCGACGTCGCCCGCCGCAATGGAATACGGGAAGGTGACTACATAAGTTTTGCCTGCTGCTACAGCGACGATCTGATTCGCAACCTCGTTGAAATTAGTCCCCGGAGCAATTCCGCTTAACCGCACAGACCCGCCGGACGGCGTTCCGGCGGTCGTGTATCCCGCCAATGTCCACCCCGCCATCCCGCTACTGAAGTCGCCATTCACCACCAGTTCCAGCCCCAGCACCGGCGTTCCAGCCCTCAAGTCATACGCCAACCCCACCGGATTCGCAGAGTCCGCAACCGTGCCCGGCGTGACCACCGGCGTGGTGCCGGTGTAGTCCTGCCACTCCGAGGTCAGCGTGCGCGGGCTGATCCACATGCCTGCGCTGCTGATGCCGTCGGGCCAGAGGGACAGGGGGGACCATGCGGCGGATACGGACTGCGCCGGATCAAAAATTCCGCGCATGATCGGCGTCAGCACCGGGCGCAGCAGGCTTTGCAGCAGCATGGCGGCTTAGACCTTATCGACGCCGTACGCAACCGCAGCCGCCAGCCTGCGGACGCGGTACGTCCCAGGCGCTGCAAGGACTTTGGCGGGCTCGGAGGTGTCCAGCTTCCCGACCATAAAGTACTCGCCATCTGCGCTTTTGATGTGAACCTGTGCAACACCATGGGGATTGACCGTGGTTCCAGCCGCATCCTTCAAAAACAGCGTGGCCTGGTCGCCTGCGGCCAGGGTGAAATCAGCGGAATCAGCTTCCGTTGTTCCTGATGCAATAAGTTCAGCCATGATGAGTCTCTCGGTTGCGGGTTGTGTCTCAGGCTTTCGCCTTGCGGGTCTTTTTGGGCTTTTCTTCGGCCTCAACGGGCGCGGCGCTCACGTACTTGGCGGCCTTCATTTCCGTGACCAGGTGCGCAGCCAGGGCGGGCGATACGCGAGCAATGCCGCCCGGAGAAAACGCCCCGAGCGCGGAGCATGCGCCGTAGGTGATGAACTGGATCTGGACTTGCATGGTGGTTATGCCGCGTCAGCCAGTTTCGTCCAGACCGGCTCGGCCTGAGAGCCCGAGTTGCGGTAAACGACGCCGTCCGTCGTGTCCGAGTAGAGGGCCCCAGCGGGCGCGACGCCCTCGCCCGTGGCGGG